CCGGCGATACCGGTCCGCTTTGCAGACCAGCCTGCGGATATACACACTTTGTGTGCAATCCAAATAACTCATTAATAATTAGCCAGCCGTGGGTGCATCATGACTATATCATATGACCGAAAACAGTCTTGGACATCCAACAGTTGACTCTAAACATATATTCAGCTTGTGCCGTCGTAGCATTCCCGTACGCTATGGCCATTTTGCTGAACATTATGGCTCGGCTTGCGATGAATTCTGGAACCAGCCTCATGTAGTGCATATCTCCTGAGAACTCCACAGCCTCGAGCGGCACCTGCCCGTCAGACATTGCATCCATTAGCTCCTCTTTTGACAGGTCCTTGCCGTTCAGCTGTATGTACCCTATATATTCCTGGTATCTAGCTGCCTGCCCAAACAATTTCTCATCTTCATCAGATATAGTGAAATTGCAGAACCGGTCAAATACATCATCGTCTACGGCCGGCAAGACAACAGGTTTAGTATCAATACAAACTCCGTCAAACTCTAACATTTTATTCCAGCTTATTCTATCCAGGGTGAACTCAACGTCATATGATGACTCCGCTAGTTTCTTAGCTAGTTCCTCTTGCCTACTTATTGTCAGGCAGAAACGCTCCAGCTCAGTGGCCAACACTCCGACGTAATCCTTGCTGGCCTTGTACCCTGGCACAACAACCTGGTACCACTTGTCGTCTACCTCAGGTATATCCTTATTAAGCACCCAAACGTGACCATCCGCATCCGGGACTCCTAGCCCACCTTGTGATTCCTGTCCATGTATGACTGTCTTAGGCAAGGCTGTCCATTCATCACCATCCTTAACTTTACACCAATGAGCGACCGTCGCCATGGCAAACCCTTGGCACATTTCCTCATCAACGCCTCGTCGGCGCAACTTACCTATCTGGTCCAGTAGTCCTGTCACCCTTTCACGCACAGTCGCCCGGCCTGCCCCTTCCCAGTCTCCTGCTATGAAAGCAGATAATGCCCTTGTCGGGCTGGCATAGACCGTATGGCCTGATATTGTATTCCTAAAGAACTCGGAGCGCTTGCCGAACATCTGTTTCCATGGGTTGGCTTTAAATAGCATCTTATCCATTACTTGCATGAAGACAGTCATTACATTAGGATCACTAACAATCAGATCTAAATCATCGCCACCGTGATCTACCATCAATACAGCTGTGTATCCCCAGACTCGTTCAACGCACCGCAGGCCTACGTATACGTACACAAAATTGAGAACGCAATTGAGGTAGGTCGTACCCCTCCATCCAGAATAAAGGCCTCTCATCAGCTTATGCACTTTACCTGTCCGGTCTTCGAGTCGCATATGCATAAATCCAGAGATGATAGCGTCACAAAACATTACGTAATCGGTTGGCGCTGGTACTACCTCAGTCAGCTTCTTGATAACAGCCTGCATCTCAAAGACTGAATGCTGCTCGTTGAAATCAGCCCAATCGTAAAGTATGTGGAACAAGCCATGGCTCATTTTCCGATCAAAGAACCTCACATCGCCGTCACTCATGCCTCCAGATCTAACAGACCCAACCTGCTCCTGCTTCTCTGCTAATACAAGAACATAGCAGAAAACGATAAAATGCATCAGACTACCCGGCAGCAGTGTCCTGTCTTTCCTGCCGGTCTCATACTTAATCATGGTTTTGGTCACATTGAAGTTTTCTCGGTTCGTGCCGACCATGATCTCAAATAGCTCCCTCGTCTCAAACAGTGACTTCTTGTTATGTCGCCCTTCTATTTCGGTAACTACATTAGACACTGATTCAAACACGCTGGCCGAGTACTTCTTGGCCCACGCCGGTAGCTTGTTGCTCACTAGCCCTCCTTTAGTCACCCATGTTGCCCTTCTTGCATAGAAATCCTTGAATGAAGAAAAATTAACTTTCCTAGGGTTGCACTTCACTCTCATATATGCATGGTCTAGTGCCTCAGCAAAGTCTTCCTTATACTGCTTGTTGGTGTAAACCTTTAGATAAGGATCGAATGAGAGGTGCCGTGTATCAAAGGTGTCAGCAGATCTAACCCTAACTTCGGCCAACTCGTCAATCGTGTACTCATTCCTCCCCACCAGCAGATCCATATACATTAGAGACTGCCTCTCTCTCTCAGTAATGCTAATGTTCATAAAATATCGGCTGGTGCGGATGTAAGAATGGAGCTGCTTCATGACCTTCGACCAATTCTTGAACCCCACCTTGAACCATGGCAAAAGAACTTCAGCTACTCTGGTGTGCTGTATAATCCCCTTCCACGCACTAAGGATTGAGGCGACGAACGTCTGTGGTTCCCCTACATGATACCTAGCGATCTCGAGTGCCTCGGGGTGGCTGAATATGTCAAAGGTCGTGATCAGCTGACGCACTGTAATGTTGGCCCTCGTCAATTCTTTTGAGCTTGAAGGGGGGAATATCTTCATCATATCCCCATTGACGTCAAAATCCTGCCTCTTGTTCATAGTGGGCGGGATTGTGGCTGCAAATTGAGACCAGTGATACATTGTAACTCCGAAGTCAAATTGGGCCGGGACATATGAATGCCCAACGAAGTAATCCACTGCTTCCTTGGGCACCTTCCCTTCTTCGAACAGTTCGAACACCCTATTCACATCTGGCTCACTATCCTGCGGAATATCACCCTTGAGGATCCACATGGGCACATCTTTGCTGTAGGACCTATTCCATACACCCTCGCTGTACCTAAATGGCGCCGCCACCGGCATACCTGACAGGTTCAGCACTTCTAGGATGCTCTTCTCAATATCGGCCGAGCTGTTACAGACGATTTGGTTGGGTACTGATCTGCTTACACTACATGTATCATAGTTAAGCTGTGAAAAAGTCCTCTGCAATGGAGTCCTTCTAGATATGTTCTTTGCGAAAGCATGAGGTGTAAGCCGGAAGTAACCAATCGGCCTAGCCCCCAGCTCCAATGCTATCTCCTCGGTGTGCACGAGTATAATGACCGGCATCGAGTAATCTAACAGGTCAAGTGTTTGCGAAACCCGCTTAAGCCAGGCCACATTGTGTTCCGTCCATGTTGTTTTGCCCGCGAGTATGGCCGTTCGATCGACGGCCAGCTGCTCGTGTTCATCCACGTCAACGAGCTCATCGACATCGAGGAAGCCGTACTTCCTGGCAATTGTCGTCTTCCCATGACCGGCCGGCATAATGAATGCAAAGAAATCATTCCTTTGTTCCCGCAATTGGGTGTACCTGCCGACTGACTGCCTAATACTCTCCTCGTACTCCGGTCCTGACCTCCGGGTTCCGAAAGAGGACTTGCTAAATGCCGCCAACTTCCTTATCTCGGTTCTGGCACCGAGTGAGAGCCTTAATGGGCTATCTTGGTTTCTGGAGCGTCTTGGCATCTTGATTGTTCTGATTATGTTGTTGCTGTTGTCTTGGTTTGGATCTTAATTGTTATAGCCTCGGGCCTACCGCACAGCGGTTTCGAGCTCCTCAGGGCCCAAGGG